TAATTAAAAATAGTAACTTTTATCTAATTAAAATGTATCTTATTATGTCAATAAAATTAAAAATAAAAAAATTATAATTTAAGTACCCACTTGTGGTATAATGCATTTTTAATGCGTTTTGAATTTAAGTCTAAAAGGAGAGGATAATGAAGTACTTTATTTTGGCAGATGGTTGTACTTTGGGAATGAAATATAATCTTAAAAGTGGCATTATGAGTATAGGAGGTTATACTAAATTTCATTCTGTTTTGGTTAACATATTATTAAATATTTTTGAGGTTGAAGATTGTGAGGAATATGTTAATTATCCACAAAGAAATAAAGAGCGTTTTGACATTAAGATGTCTTGCAAAAAATATAATAGTTGTATTGATAAATTTAAAGATTCTGATTATGTTTTGAAACAAACAGAAACCTTATATCGTATAATGAGATAGGAGTATAATAATGAACAGAAAAGAGGTTCAGTGTAGTGAGTTTAAAACGTGTAAAAAGAGAGTATGCTCATGTCATCATAAACATTCTTTAAAAACTTCGTGTGGTGATGGATGTGATGATAATAAGGATGCCGAATGTTTACCAGTAAAAAAAAGGAAGTCTGAAAAATATAATAGAACTATTAAGGAGAAAATATGATAGTAAGTAAAGATAATTTGAAGATTGTTAAAATATCAAAACAGGATAATAAAATACCTATGTTAGATAATGTGTATTTTACAAATGAAGGTGCAACAGTTGCTTCAAACGGTCTTGCTGTGGTAGCTGTGTCTCCTGTAAATGAACAAATGAAAGAACATGTTGTGGTTGATGATAAAGGATTACAGGAGGATATTGTAATTTCTTCTGAAAGTGTAAAAGAAATGATAAAGAATTTACCTAAAGACACTAAGTATGCTGGAGTGTTGGAGCATTGTGTTTTAGAAAATCGAGATAATAAAAAAGCTAAATTCAAGTATTATGATGGTAGGCGAGGTAAAAGTTTTGATGCTAAAGTATACGGTAATAGATATGCTGATTTTAAAGAAGTGTTTAAACTTGCATATGATGACTCTAAGCACGGTCCTAACGTACGAACCGCTATTAATCTTAGTAGATTACTATCAATGGTGACTATCTTCAATGAGGTTTGTTCTGACAGTTCACATAATACAGCTATCTTTCTTGAATTTACCACCGATGGTAATTTTATATTTCGTTGTACTAATCATCGAACAAAACAGAAGATAATAGGAGTAATGAAAGCATATCAAGGTCTTGAAGGTAAGATCCCTGAACTCGACACATGGGAAAAAGATATGTTTAGTATTAAAAAAGAACGTAAAATTGACAAAGTATTGAAGAAAGGCAGTACAAAAATTAATATTAAAACTGGATATAAAAAAATTAAAAAGAAATTAAGGAGTAAATAATGGCTAATTATATTTATTGGTTTGAAGGAGGTAGATTCTTTAATGCTGAGGTTTTATATGCTGATGTAGTTAGAGAAACTAAACATTTTTATATTTTTAATCGATCTGATACTAATAGTTATATGAACCGTAAAATGAAAATAAAGGGAAGGAATGTATACACACATAAAGGTAAATGTATAGATGCTATAGTTTCTGTAATTAATATTAGGAGATCTGATTTACAAGAAAAGAAAAACAAATTATTAAAACTAAAGGAGTAAATTGACAATGAGTAAATACAATGGAAAACGAGTTCCAGGTCCTGGTCATATTAATTATAGTAAGATGAGTAAACGTGAATTACTTAAATTAGTTGACAAAGGATCTATGTTATTGAATGAATGGACAGAAGCGGTTATAATGATGGGAGCAGAATTGTTTATTATCTGCCCTCAGCATGAAATATTTACAACGAATTACTTTGCTGATAATACTAAACTACTAATGTTTGAAAGGGCACTTACATTGTTACCTATATGTAAGTACAAACGTATTATATACGAAGATGATAGGTTAACTGCTCAGGAGGTAGATCCAGAGAATATAGTCAAAATAGTCGAAAGTTATCGTAATAAGATGAATTCATAATATATTATTAGAGTAACACTAATTTAAAGGAGTCATTTAAATGTATACAAAATTAACTTCATTGGATATACTATCAAAAAGTGATGATAGTATTATCAAAGCTTTTAAAATGGGTACAATTGAATTTTTAACAACATTGACAGAAGATAAAAAGAAAACAGAAAATATTTTACTATTTAATCCAAGTCATAAAAAATTTACTGCTGCTGAGTTAAGAGAAATAGCCGACATTATGGATTTTAATGCTGAAAAGGAAATTGAGGAATACGGGACTAATACTAATGATATTAATAAAAATATTGAAGATAATTTGATAGACACTGGCATTAAAGATGAGGATGAAGTCAAATATCCTAAGCAAACTACTCGTAAAGTAAAGAGAAAGAAAAAAACTCCTTTGACTCACATGGAAAAGGTTGAGGATGAATTAAAAAGAATTTTGACTGCTAGTCTTAACCTTGAAAATAGTAATGAAGAAATAATTGGTTTGGTTTATCATCAAGAAAATAAAAGTTGTACGGTTACTTTAAAGGTTTCTGATGGTGGCGACCATGCGGTATTTTTTGGGGATAGTACTCTTTGGGAGTGATATTTTGGGGTAATGTAAAAATAAGGATAAATTAATTATGCAGAAATCATATAAACCTTCCTCAGCGGATTTGAAGAAAGCTTATAACCTTTATAAAAAAGGATATACTAATAAGGATATTGCAAAAGAACTCGGGATATCCTACAGTACTTATCAAAAATATAAGAAAATATTCGCTAAACATTTCAAACAATCCGAAAATGAAGAGGCTGTTAAGATGTCTGGTACTGTAAGCCAGGGCGGCACGAATAAAGGTAAACGCAAGTTGACCATTAAAATGAGAGAAAATGTTTTAGATTGTTTATCTCATGATTTATCCGTTGATGTGGCAGCAAGGATAGTTGGTGTAGCTAAATCCACTATTTATGAATGGTGCAAAGAATATCCTTCATTCAAAAGATTAATGGATTCCGCAAGAGAAAAATCTGTTCTCAGTATAAAAAAATATTTATTTAAAGCTGCAAAAGGTGGATATGTAACTGAATTACGTGTAAAAGAATTATATAATAAAATGGGTGAATTGATTGGAACGGAACACAATACTCATAGGAAATATATTTCGCCGAGCGTGGCCGCCCAACAATTCATCCTTGTAAATAAAGAAAAATGGTCCCATGATTCACAAGGAGGCGGATCAAATCAGAAGGGTAAGATTTTAGAAGCATTAGAAAAAATGTCCGAGATATCAGAAGAAGAAATGGAGAAATTTGATGAAGCAAACAAAAACCAAAAATGTTAAACAATCAAAACTTGATTTAATTAAAGAAATATGGATATTACTTTTTATAATTTGGCTCAAAAAAAGTATTGAACAAGATATTCTAAAAATGTTAAGTAGTTCACAGAAAGTTCCTTATACTGATAAAGTTCCTGAATGGTTTACTGCTTTTAAACCACATACTTGTATTATTGAAGGAAAGGTAATCTTATGAGTATTTACAAAGAGTATGAAGTACATATGCAATGGGATTCTTATGAAGGTTCTCCTTTTGTAGAAACACGTACTACTTGGGTAACAGCCTTAAATAATTATGAAGCTGAGCAAAAAGCAAGAAATCAATTTAGTCAGCATAAAGGTTTTAAAATAACAGATGTAAACGTAATTAAATAGGAGGTTAATTTTGGAGGTAATGACAGATATTAAGTTAGAGGTATATAAACGAAATAAAAAATTAAAAGATTTGTCCGAAGCCCTTTCAATGAGTTATTCAATGCTTAGTAGAGTATTGAATGGATTTCAAAGCCCAAAAGTAAATTTTAAGTTTCTTGTTCGAAAAGTTCTTAAAAACTGGGATGCAGAATAAAATAGGAGTTGAACAATGATTGACTACATAATAATGTATACAAGTATCATTTGGCTTCCTGTTTTATTTATTTGCTTTGTAAAATTAGTTCTATTTATTTGTTATCCGTGCGCATTATTAATTGACAAGATATTAAAGTATTTAAAAATATGGAGGTAAATTATGATTGAATTATCAGTAGTTTTGGCAATAGTAGCATTAATTTATTTATTTTATAAGTTTGCAATAGTACAGAAGATTGATAAAATTTCTCTTCAGCGAAAGAGCGGTGTTATAGTTGAAAAGGCAAATGAAGAATATAAATTGCAATTAAATAAATATACGGATTATATTTGTGGTGATTGTAAGGATTTAGTATATTCTACTCATCCACACTTAAACTCTAAAATGGGTTTTAAGGAATGTAAAAAATATGATTGTATGATACGTAAGGAAGGAGAATCTATTACATATGTAAAATGTGGATTGTGTTTTAAAGAATGTTATGGTATTGAAAAAATTTATTTAAAACAAGATATAGAGAAATTAAATCAAATACTTGGTAAAGTAAAATAAAACTTATAATTTATAGGAGGTGATAATGAAATACTTTGCCGTTTGTGTTTGTAGATCATGTAAGAAGGAATTTAAAGTTCCTCTTGAAACAGCTATGCACTCTGAAATAGTACGAGCTGTGGAGAAAAATATACCTATTAACGCAAACGGTTATTTTCATTATTGCATAGAAGGTACAATAATGAAAATGGGATTAGGAGAGATTATAGAATTAATAATGGAGGAAAATTAAGTGGGTATTGTATTAACAACAAAAGTATGTATTTGTCCTGGTTGTCGTTCAAGAGTAAATATTAAATCTTACTATTATGAGACACATTATACATGTCCTAAATGTGGTAAGAAAAATTTTATTATTGTAATAAAGGAATGTACAAATGGTAATTAAATACTATATTAAGTATATCTGTAATAATTGTAAAACAACAGTTGAAAATGAAATTAATAAGGATGAGTATGATTCATTAATTGGGGATTGCGTAAATGAAATACGTACACGTCCTCCTGGTTTGTGTGTACATAATTGTTTTACAAAAGGTGATGAATTTGGCTTTGCTTATCCTGTATGTGTATTTACAAAAGAGGAGTAATAATAATGGCAGAAAATAATTATGAAAAAGAGGTAGCTGATTTAGCCTTATTTATGTGTGATCATTACTTAAACCAAGTACAACTTAGAGTGAGTCCGGAAGCTTTACTAAGTGAAAACATGCGTATTTTGTTAGAAACTATTGCTATGGCTATTATTAATAAAACAAAGGAGGTTAAGTGAATGGTAAAATAAGTAAAGAAGGTAATTTATTAATTGAAAGAGTACGGGAGGGTAAAAATGAATTTATTAGAAGTCGCTGCAAAAGTCAAACAATCCTTGTAAATTCAAATTCTTTTGCTTGGGTACCTTGTTGTGATTCTTGCGTATTTTTTGGTGAGCCGATTAATGATAATACATATATCTATTTAAACCTTTGCGAGAAAAAATTAATTTTTGATATACTAATTGACGAAAGAGAATAGATGATATTATCCAATAAGCAGAAATGGTCTATAAAAAGAGCCATTGCCAGGCAAAATATCTGGCATGGTTCTGTTAGAGCTACAAAGACAGTAGGATCATTGTTTAAATTCATGCGATTAATACCATTGGCAAATACAAATGGTCAGATCTTCCTTGTCGGAAAGACTCAAGGATCATTAAAAAGAAATATTATTGCACCTTTACAGGATTATCTTGGTAATGACTTTAGATACTATCCAGGTAACCAAGAAATAAAACTTTGGGATAAAACTATACACGTAGTAGGGGCAAGCGATGAAAGGTCGGTTGGTTCTATTCAAGGCTCCACAATGTCACTATGTTATGGTGATGAGGTTACATTATGGCCTGAAAATTTCTATAATATGATGGTATCCCGATTATCATTAAAAGATTCTATCTTCTTAGGTACTACAAATCCAGATAATCCAAATCATTTTTTGAAAAAGAAAATAGATGAAGGCATAAAAGGTAATATTGATTTAAATGATTTTCATTTCGTTTTAGATGATAATGAATTTTTAGATCCTGAGGTTATCGCAGAATTAAAACGTAATTATGTAGGATTATGGTATAAACGCTTTATACTTGGGATGTGGTGTGTAGCTGAAGGAGCTATATATGATTTCTTTAATGAAGATGAACACACCTTAATAAGACCACCTTTAGCGGATTATTTTGACGTAGGTGCTGATTATGCAACAGGGAGTCCAACAGCCTTTTTGCTAATGGGCAATAGTTTACGTCCAGGTAAACCATATATTTGGAATGAAAGGGAATACTATTTTGATCCTGTAAAAGCTCAAAGGCAAAAAACTGATACTGAGCTATCAAGAGATTTGGCCTATTTTCTTTCAGAGGTTACGGCAGATGTGGATCCTATAATTGAAAGGATTGACGGTGTTGATGCTATGCTTGCTGCTAAGAGTACACGTAGAGTAAATAAGCCGGTACATAATTATTTTATGGATCCATCAGCTGCGAGTTTAAAATTACAAATGAAAAGGCATGGGTTTACTGGTATAAAAGACGCGGATAATTCAGTAATTGATGGAATACGTGTTACAAGTGCTCTGTTAAAAAATGGAGATTATTCTATCTGTCAATCATGTACAAATAATATAAAAGAAAAATATTCTTATGTTTGGGATCCTAAGCAACAAGAAATAGGAAAAGATAAACCAATAAAAAAACACGATCATGCTCAGGATGCCGAGAGATACGTAATTTATACTAAATTTGGTAAAGTTTCAATTAACTATGATACATTTACAAGGGAGTAATATTATGAAAAATGGTATTTTATCCAAACGGTGTGTATCTTGTGGACGAGAGCTATATTACTACTTGACACCTGAAGAAGTGGAAGACTATAAAAACGGTAAATTTAATGTAGAAAAATTTATAAAAAGGGTTCCAGAATTTATGGAACGACATAATTGTAAACTAAATAAAAAAGGAGTATGAATGAAAACAAAAGGTTTAGGTTCATTAACAAAAGTTGAACTTATAGGACGTTTGGATGATTTAATGTCAAGAGTTGACGGTTGGGCGAATTTATTCACAGGTATGGGAGAAATGAATAAGGATAAAACTTCTGGAGGTTACTTCCTTAAGACTCCACGACTTGAGTATACAACGCAAAATTTACTATATACAACGGATGGTATGAGTAAACGGGTTATTAATGTTGTGGTTGAGGATGTATTAAGAAAAGGATATATTGTACCACTTGACCTCGAGGATGACCTTTCTCAGCATGCTAGGACTCTACAATTTATACCAAATTTAGAAGAGGCCCTGACTTGGCAGGATGTTTTTGGTGGTTCTGTAATAATTATGGGATTAAATGATGGTCAAGAATTCGACCAACCACTAAATGAAGGTAACTTGAAAAGCATTGAATTTTTGAGAGTGTATGATAGATGGCAAGTATCAATAGGTTCAAGTAATTTATATCAAAATCCTAAACAGGCTAAATATGGTGAAGTAGAGCATTATCCTATTACTCCTGTCTTTGGTGGAGACCCTTTTAATGTACATGAATCAAGGGTTCTGCGGTTTGATGGTGTGCTTCTTCCGGACCAGGAGAAGATAGTAAACGGTTATTGGGGAGACTCTAAATATCAAGCCTTTTGGGAGCGTTTACAAGGGTTAGGCAATGCATATCATAATATTGAAACGATCATAGGAGAATTGATCATAGGTGTTATGGGAGTGGATGATCTTGATAATAAGCTGCAATCAGGTCAAGGAAATAAAATACTAAAACGTTTACAATATATAGACTTAAGTAAACATATTAATAATACTATTTTGATGGACACTGAAGAACAGTACGAACGTATTTCTGCTTCTATTGCGGGACTTGAAGGAGCTATTACTAAGTTAGAAAGTGCTGTAGCTGGTATTACAGGTATACCCTATTCTCGTTTATTTGGTCAACCGCCTAAAGGACTTAATGCTTCAGGTGCTGAGAATGCTCAAATAGAGCAATATTTTGATATGATTGAATCTTTAAGGGTTAAAAAGTTATTACCTCAAGTTGAACGTTTTGTATATTTACAAATGATATCAAAAGATGGTCCTACAAAAGGAATAATAGTAAAAGACTGGAAGGTTGAACTACCACCATTAAGGCAGCTTACTGAAAAAGAAATTGCTGATATCAACAAAATTGATGCTGAAGCGGATCATATTAGAATTGAAGATGGTGTATTGTTTCCTGGAGAGGTTACAGAGTCTCGATTCTTAGGGAATACTTATGGCAGGGAGATTCATATTTCAGAGGCACACGAGCAAATGATTGAAGCGGAAAAAAAGGCAGTAGCCGAAGCTGCTAAAGCAGGTGTCTTTACTTTGAACAAAGAACCTGAAAAAACAGAAGAGGAAAAGGTTATTATAGAGGAGGAGGAAGAATGAAAACAGAAATGGCTCGTAAAATACTGACTCAACAAATTTTTACAGCTAAAAAATTAACACAAAGAAAAAAGGAAAGTATTGATTTGATAACTCATTTTGCTGTTAGTTTAGGTGAAGTTATGATTGAAAATTCTAATAATGATTTATTCACTCAAAATGCACTTTTATTATTAAAGAAATCTTGTGATTATGCTTATCAATCTGTTATTATTAAAGGTCCGGTTGAGGATTCAGAAGCTAAACATGAACTATTAACAAAAACATTTCAAAACCTAAAAAAAGCAGAACAAGTAATTGAAAAAGTTAGGGCTGAGTCTAAAGAAGTAAGAAATTATGTAAGAAAAAATAAGGATAGATTTAAATCTATTCACTGTCAAGAATGTTTTGGATATGAATATTCTTATAATACTCATAGTTGTAAGGGTCATGATAGTGATGGTTGTTTGGTAAGAACTTGTACTTTGGAGGTTTGTCTACTAAACAGACAACAGGAACAGGGTTTAAATAAACCGCCTCTACCAAAACCGCCACCTGATCGAGTTTTATCTGAAGACGGAAAACAAATTAACAAGGAGAAAAAATGAAATTTATACAAGTTATTTTAATTATTTTATTTATATGTGCATCAACTGACTGTAATATAAATTATCTTGATCCTAAACTTATTAATGTTAAGAGTACTAAATATAAGATTAATGGTACTCTTTCAGGTGTTTATATTTATAAGTTTATTATTGATGGTCATGAATATTTTTTATCAACAGGTGAAAAAATTATTCATACAGCCAATTGTACTTGTCATAAGGAGAAACAAAATAATGAATATAATTAAAAAGATATATAAATTTATAGGACGTGTTTTGTTAAAACTTCTTTTAATCTTAATTCCAAGAAGATAAAGGAGACACAATATGCCAAGAAATATAAAATTTGATGCTAAGTCTTTTTCTTTACCGAAGAAAAGAAAGAAGGTTCCTGTCTGGCGTTATCCTAATACTATTGAACGTAGCTATTTAACTGACTTGACGCAGTTAGTTAAGAAGTGGAAAAAGTCAGCTATAGATATTGTGATACCGCAAATATCTGGACTTATCTTAGCGGCTGATATTTTAATTATTGATTCTGTATTTGCTGCTAATATTGATGATTGGGTGGATGATCTTAACGCTTTAATGGAAGCATTTAAAGGTAGTATTTCAATAAATGAACAGGTTGCTGTTAGCGAATTAATGTTTACTGCTGAGCAAATGAATACTTTTAATGCTAAACAATGGGCAAAAGTTACTAAGGGTGTTTTAGGTGTCCCTTTACTTCAGGCTGAACCATGGTTACAACCTATACTAAAAGGTTTTACAAAAGAAAATTTAGATTTAATTCAAGCTTTAGAAAATCAAACCTTTAAAGATGTAAGTACGGTTGTTAACAGGGGTATAAAAGAAGGAAAAAGTTATGTAACTATTAAGAATGAATTGCTTGGTACAAAGCTTGAAAAGGGTGTATTTAACAAAGTAGAAACAAGGGCACAGTTAATTGCTCGGGATCAAATTGGTAAATTAAATGGTCAATTGACAAAGACAAGACAAACAGAGGTTGGAATATCTCGTTACTTTTGGAGGGATTCTGCTGATCAAAGGGTACGTTCTTCTCATTCTTTGATGGACGGACTATTATGTAATTGGGAGGACTCAACTGTTTATAGTGCAGATGATGGAAAAACTTGGATCTCTCGACCTTCAGGAGCTGTTTTATTGCATCCTGGTCAAGATTACCAATGTAGATGTGCTTCTGAACCTGATTTTAGAACCATCTCTTTGGAAAATGTATAACTTGAAGAAAAGAGGCGTCAATGAATGCTAACCAAAAGGAGTGTTTAAGTCGTATTGAAAAGGCTTTTAAATTCTACCTATCACACACCAGTAGTATGGAACAGTTTAAAGGTCAAATTAATATCGAAGTAAATTGCTTAGATAATAATATAGTAAGTACATCAATTTATGTAAATAGAGGCTCTAAAAATAAAAATGTTGACAACTATCAGAAAATGTTCTATACTATCAATAATCGGTAAATAAAATGTTCTTTTAAAACTTTGTGTTACTCTTTAATATTTTTGTAAGTTCGGAGATAGCTTACTGAATTATTCATCCAGTTTAAATTCAGAAAAGCCCGTGCTAGTCGTAAGATTAGTACGGGCTTTTTTTTGTTTACAAAGGAAATTGATATGCGCTCATTGTTTATACATCTAATATTCACACTTTATATACAAGGAATTGCTATGCCTATTCCAGAAAATTATACAAAATTACGTCTTCGTTTAGGACGCTTTTTATCAAAAGATAAAATAGAGGCGGAGTCTCCAACCGCGCCTCAGGTTGAATCAAATATACAGGTAATAGGAAATTACTTAGTAACTCCTGTTACTTTTTATATTAAACCTCCGAAAGAATATATATATGAATTAAATCAAATTTTTATTAGAATAACAGATAATAACCCTATTAATCCTGAAAATTATGTAAGCGGTGGTCCACTCGCTAATGGCATTAATTATGAGGTTATTACTTCTGTAGGTTCTGCTGTTGTAAACACGATACCTATTAAGCGCATTAGTGACTATATATCCTATGTTGGTAATAAGGTATCTCCTATTGATTATGTAGCTAATCCCAATTCATATGCTATTGAATGGCCTTTAGTTGAAAACGGAAAGCCCTTATTTCTTAATGGTGCTAACGGAGAAGGTCTTTGTGTTATTGGCAGTGATAATTTTACATCTTTAACGTCGCACACAGCTAGAGTTAAAGGCATGATACATTACACTGATATTAATAAACCATAAAAAAAGGTTAAAATATGTCTGAAAATCTACACAATTTTGATTACAAGAAAAGCTTTATTGATCAAGAGTCGGGTGCTCAAATTGGACTAACTAATTTACACGCCCATGAACACAGAGGAAGAGCATTCCAGTTTTCAAAAATAAATATTAGTTTAGCAGATAATGCTCATGTTTATGCTCAAATTACTACACCTGAATCTGATAGTATCCATTTTAAAAATTTATATATTTGGATTTCTGAAGGTCCTGTGGAAGTATCTTTATTTGAAGATCCTACATTGACAACAGGTACAACACCAATTCCTATTAAGAATAAGAATAGAAATAAACTTAATAGTGCTGTAATTCCCAGTGGTTCTATAATATTTTCAGATCCAACTGGTATTTCTGGCGGTGAAGAGTTAGAATCTATTAGATTCGGTATAAATGGTCAAGGATCCCAATCAAATGAATCCTTAACAGTTTCTCAGGATGAATGGGTAATGGAAAAAGGATCAAACCTTTATTTATTAGATTTACAAAATTTGAGCGGAGGTGCTATCGATACCACTATAAAAGCGGTTTGGTACGAATAACAAAAGGATGTTTACAAATGATTAAAACTTTTATAAGAAATGATAATACTATTATAGTACAACGGGTTGACTTTATTCAACAGAAGATTGGCAAAGTACATAAAACAGATGAAGGTTTTCTTCAGGGGCGAGCCGCAATTGCTAAAACTGGTATCATGACTTATGTTTTAAAGG